GCAGTACAGACTTATACTTTGGCGATGATTACAATTATTTTAAGTTACCAGGCAACTACGGTGCTGGTACATTAGGCGTTGATATTGGCGCAAATGATGGTGCTAGTGGTGCTCAGCATGTCTGGCGTTTTGGTACAGATGGTACATTAGAGCTACCCAACGGTGGCACTATTGTTGACGAAAATGGCAATAATGTTATTCCCACAGTACCAACATCAGTCAGTCAACTAACCAACGATAGTGGCTTTATTGCGATGGTTGCTGTACCTGCTTCTAGCTTGGGCGCACCCGGCGATGAACCAGGTAAGGTAGCTTTTGATGCTGGCTATATCTACTACTGTACAACGTTCTATGACGGTGTTGCTAACATTTGGAAGCGAGTAGCATGGAGTGTTGATACTTGGTAAGTCTAATAAACTTACAATTAAAAGCCCCTTGCGGGGCTTTTCTTTTGAAGTTAAATTAACCTAACAACTTACCTAGTTTAGCGTCCAATTCGCTTACTGCTTCATTGACATATGATTGTTCTGTTACAGAATTTTTGTCTGGTAATTTATATTCTATAACGCCACTTAGGTCACCTGTGCGTGCCGCACGTTCCATCATACGACGAAGCATGATAACTTCATCTTGGCCGCGTTTACGAATTTCATCAAGCTGGACATTGTTTTCAACTTTCTTACTCCAGCGTAGTAGTTCCATCATGTCTTTACGACGACGACTGATTTCTAAAATCTTAGAACCAGCATCATCCCAAGGCTTGCCACCCGACTCAACGTGCAATGCCATTACTCTAGCACCTAGTAAATGATTGTATGGGAAACGGAAACGCTCTCCATCTTTTTCAATAAACAAGGCCTTGATGTTACGACTACGTGCGCCTGGCTTTTCTTCAGTAACACTTTTAGAGTGTGCTACTCTAATCTTAGTGCTACCTAGCGGATGGTAGCTAATCTTTAAACTGTTACGACTTTCGTGTACATCAGTTCTGTGAGCCATTTGCTTTGGTGTAATATCACCAGCATAGCTACGAACAGTTGTGCCGTACAAGTAACGACGGGCAATAGATTGTACCATTGGTTTTAGTTTTTCTTCAAACCAATCTTTGTCTGTTTTGTCTGGATCAAACCAAACTTCAACATCAGTATTTTCGTGATTTATCATTACCATTACACCTTGCTTTGGGAGGTACTGATAAATGGCATTCATTTGATCAAGTGTGCTTTTGCCGTCTTCGTCCTTGAAATTAGCATCGTGGCTAACCCCTGCCACAGCGGCAGCAATTTCGCGGGTTAAATCATCTTTTGTTGACATAGTTATATTTAGTTATAAGAAGCCAATTGGCATAGGTCTTAATACATCATCTGTTCCAGCATTTATTAGCCTATCGTATGTTTTAGAATCCCAAGTCATAATGACTTCGACCATACGTAGCGTTAATATAGTTGCCATTACCAAGTCATCTGTTTCACCATCTTTGGCCGCAAAGCTTGCTCCACGGGCAATAAAGTTCTTAAGTTCTCTCAATAAGTTGTGACTGTAAATTGTCATCTTATCACTTTCAACATAGTTCTTTAGTCGCATACACGCAGAGATTTTGGTTTTGTGGCTGGTGTTAAATCCGCGGCGTCCTCTGTTTTGTCCGGCACGTCTAACTTCCTGCACAAACGTACCTGGAATATGTTCTTCACCAAATTCGCGAATACTGATAAGTGCGGCTTCGCCGATTGTGTTGTTTTCCACTGACCAATATAGTTCAGCAGAGTTGTGAGTTTCATCTTTGAGCCACTTTAAGATAGCAACAAGAGTTCTAAGCTGTCCCTGGATATCAGTTTTGTTGTGTTGCCATTCAGCAATTTGTTCTAGCTCAGGAAGCTTAAACACTTGAATGGCCGCAGGGTCTCCGCCTGTACCTAAACTTGGATCCCAACCAATTACATACGCACCTTGGTTTTCTGGATATTTGAAAATTCTAACTTGCCCTAGCTTACCGCTTGGTTCGCGACTTTCCATTGTTACTAGCTTCATTGAGTTAACTAACGTTTCGTCAGCAATAATGAATTCACATTCGTGTTCACGTAAGAAGCGTTCTTCACCAATCTTAATACGTTCAACTTGTGCCCAAGCTTCATCACGATCAGGATGGTCGCTCCAGATAAACTTAATGCTAGCAAAGCCATTACGACCGAGAGCCTGTTTGTTTCCAAACTCATCAATGTTCTTTGTAGCTTCTTTCCAAATTTGTGCAAACTGGTCATCGTCTTGGTTGGGCGTACTTGTAATAATACACTTACCACCTGTTGATAGTGTAGGACTGATAGAAGTCCAAAACTCACTAGCAATACGTGGTTTAACGAATGCAAACTCGTCGCAATAAATTAAAGATAGTGACATACCACGAGCAGTTGTTTCTGTTGTAGTAGTTGAAATAATACGACTGCCGTTATCAAAGTCAATGCTACCTTTGTTATAACTTGTTGCACCTGCTTTTAAGAAGTGTGGCAATGTTTCGTATGTGTAACGAACACGTTGCATAATTTCTTGTGCGCCAGCAAACTTGTGCGCGGCAATAAGAATAGTTTGATCTGCCATGAACATAGCTCGCCATACCAAGTAAGCTGCCGCACATGCAGTCTTACCCATCTGTCGTCCAAGCATGTTAATGCTGTAACGATTGTTGTGATAACAATCAATTAGATCACGTTGGTAATCAAATAGTTTAAAAGGTACTTTACCTTTTGTTGGATGCTGTACCCAGCAGTATGTATCAATGAAGTAGACAGGGTCTTGAGCACACAAGGCAAGTTCACGGACTTGATCGTCCGTGAACTTCTCTACTTTAAAAGGCGACTTTACAAAAGTATTCTCTAAGGCCATTTGGCCTCCTTAATTACTTTTTACGAGCAATGTTTTCTGCAACAAACTTGCGATACTCGCCCATAGCAGATTGAAACGCTTCTTCAACGCTGTCAATATCTGTTGTGTGCATACCCATTGGGTTTTCGCCTTGGCCGTTTGCACGATTCTGTCCATAGTCTTTATGACCAGCACCTTTGCCTAGCTTGTTGGCAATAGTATACTCTTTTGGTTCAGGCATACTTGTGCCATCTGGAGCATTCATTAAACGTGCTTCATCTAGTCCGGCCAATTCTAAAATACGACTGTATTCTTCTTGACCTTCGTATACGCCTTGCCCGTATATATTGCTGTTTGATGTTGCAGGAGCTTCTTCCTTAACTTCTTCTTCTTTGTCACTGCCCATATCGTCAGTTGCATCACTGCCGTTGTCATCATCACCGTCATCAGACTTGCCACTTTTCTTTGCAATCATTTTTGCAAATGCGGCTTTTTGTGCGGCACTCTGAGCTTCGTTAGTTACGCCAGCAAGTTGAAGAATACGTGCAGACTCTTTGAAGTCTTGGTCATCTTCGCCTTCGTGCTTGTCGGCCCAGTTTGGTACGCCATCACCATCGTCGTCTGGCTTTTTAGATTCTTCTACTTCCTTGTCAGGAATGGCGCTTTGAGAGTACATAGAAGCTGGAGTGTCTTCCTCTTCTTTGTCGCTACCGCCATATGTACCAGAACCAGCTTGGTGTTTTAAACCTGTTGCTGTTTGTGTTACTGTGCCGCCCTTGTGAGTAGTTGAAGTATCGCCTACTGCTTCCTTAGGTGCATTTTCTTCTTCATCGTCTTCGTGTCCAGCTGGTTCAGGCATTTCTGCTGGGCCTTCTTCTGGATTGCCGGCGCCAACGTATAATACTTGTTCGGCGTCGCCACCTAGCTCTGCGGCATGATCAGCAATGTCATGGTCGCCATCACCGTCAACGTCGCCAGAGGCTCCGCCGCCAATGTTAATACCTGCTAAACGCAAAATGCTACCGATTTCTTCGGCACTATCTGTAGTAACACTAATGTTCTTTCCTGGCATAGAAATTGTTACTGACATTTGTTCGCCATTACCTTGTGTCATAGTTTGACCTCCCATGTCATCCCAACATTCTTCTATGCCTTCTTTGGCAATACGAATGCCTTCGTTTAATTGTTTATTTGTTTTCATCGCTTCATTCCTTTTGCTGTTGGCATTGGATTTTTAATTGTATTCAGTGGGCTTTTCTTACCATCTGCTGGGCCTTCCCATGTAGGGGCACAGGCTGCGGCATCTGACTTTGTACCTGATTTGACAATTCCAGCCTTTGCGTCGGCGCGATTCTTATCAAGCTCTTTTAACAAATTCTGGTTATAAGTATCTCCTGCGGCATCTTCAGCTTTAACTGGATTGGCTTCAGCATCGCTGTAGTCTGTACCTAGTTTAGCTTCATGATTTGGCTCGCTGTCGTCTTCCATTTGTTTTTCAACAGGCTCATCACGACCAAATACTCTAATTAATCCATCTTTGATAAACATCAAAGAACGAAGCTCTGCTTCTAATGTTGGCATACTTACTGGTAAACGTGTTACTACGTCAACAATAACAATTTCATGTCCACCCAATTGTGGGAAATCCATTGGTTGTGCTTGTAGCATTAGCTTTTCTGGGCGGCCAACTTCTAAAGCATCATATTTTTTCATATGACGCTCTAATACTTCTAACTGTCTTTCACTTGGGGCAAACGCCATCTTGATTCGATAGCGATGCTCCTTTTGTAATTGATTAATATACTCTAATAGTGTGGGCATAATTAAATCCTCTCATAAGACTATTTATTCTGACCCACACGGTTTAGGATGGCTTTAACAATATCATTGCGGTTTCCTACAAGTCCTTGGTCGCTTACATCAAGCACATTTGGATCTTCTTTGCCCTTTTCGCTGTCCATACGTGCTTTACGCAACTGTAGTTCAACCATTTTAAGCTTCTTATCAATTTTAGCTGTTTTTGCATCAACTGCTGTTTTAAGCAACTGTGCCGCTACTTCAAAGATTTTACCCGCATTTCTATCGTCAACGTTAAATCCCAAATCCATCAAACGCTCGCTCTGTTCTTGAGCTGTATTGGCTAGCTTGTCAAGTTCGCGTTCTGCTGTTGCCATATCTGTTACAGTAGGCAACGCAATATCAACACGATTTGCCATGTCAATGGTAGCATGGGCAACATCTAGCTCCTCCTGAATTTCTTCAGGCATTTGAGTTTCTTGTGTGTCTAGATTAGTGCTAACTTCCTCAATCGGTGGAAAGCCAAACACTTCTTCTAATTTTTTGGTCATACTGTACTTATGATTACTTGCGGCGTTTCTTAGTCGGATTGGTATTATTATAGATATCTTCTTCTGTTAGCACACGGAATGTAGCACCCATTTGTTTACACCATATACGTGCGGCCGCCCATTTGCACATATTAAGTGCTACTGCGGCTTTTTCTTGCTGACTACGTGCCATTTCCATAACAGCTTGCCCCTTAGGTTTAATTTCAACCAGTTCAGCTTTTCTAACACCGTCTTTTTGATACACTACAAAGAAATCAGGAACGTAAAATGTATCGCGTCCTGTAAAGGGATTACGGTAAGGGATACGAACGTTTTCACTTGCCCAGCTTACTACACTAGGGTGATTATCGCAGAATCGCATAAAAGTTAGTTCCCAGCCACTGCGATATTTTGGAGTACCTTTGCCTACATATTTTTCAGGGTGCAGTAAAGTATAAAAACCCTGAGCATAATTCTTAGCCATTAAAACTCCCTAGCGGCTAACTGTAATACTGGTTTAGGAACATTCTTGTAGTATCTAATTGTATCAGGCAAGTTTAAATTTAATCTATCAAGTATATCTTGACTAACATCTAATTTTCCATTTGCAGTTGATGTATCTATTAAAGATCTAAAATCTATGTTCAAGTCTTGGCTGGCTTTCCAAAATGCCAACACTATGTTTTCAGCTGGGGTTCTAGCTAAGCCAAGTGATAGTACTCGCTGTACTGCTTTATCAAAATCTACCTGTGGTATTACTTTATATGTTGTCATTAGAAGTCTGATTTTTCATTAGGGTTATATCCTGGCGCACCTTTGATGCCAGTAACCTTACCTGTTTTTTGGTATTCAGTTACTTGAGCAGGAGTTAATCTTCCAGCCTTGTATGCACGCTCTGCGGCAATACTATCATTGACATTTTGTGCCGCTCTAACATTATTTTCAAGTGTTGTTTGCCTATTAACAATAGTATCGCCCTTCCTGTCATTGACATTGGCATTGGCATTTGTATTACCAACCCTTGCTGGTGGTGCATAAGGCTCTGTGTTATTTGCTTTATTTTTGTCAACCTTAACTCCATTATCAACTGTTCTTGCTTGACTTGGATACTGTGGGGCTACTTGTAATGCTTTTAACCTAGCACGTTGCTCGGCTGTTTGTATTGCTCTTGCTGAATCAGAAATAGGCGGATCATTTCTTAAAGCTTCCATGTATGCTTTTTTATACTCTGGATTAAAGCCTGATTGATCAATGGCTTTTTGTTGATTATTTAAATAGTTTGCAGTTGCTGGACTAGTAACAGGCGGCCTAGTAGGAGAACTTGTTTTATCTGTTCCTGTGTTTGTATTATAATCAGTTGTTGATGTAACTGGCGTAACTGTTCCTTCGGTATTATTAGTAAGATTGCCGTTGGTTGTTTTTCTACCAACAAACGGCACCCAACTTGGCCATGAAATTTCTTTCCTTGGTGCTTGGTTGGCCCGGTTAGCTTGGTTTTCTCTAGCTCTCCTTGCTTGCGATGTCATACTAGGATTACCAGTAGCGGCCCCGCCACCGGTTTCAGTTCCGCCAGCTTGCACCCACTTACTTGGTTCTGCTTCAACTTTGGCGTCGGCCTTGGGAGGCTTAGTAATTGGTGTAAAGCTACTGCTTTGTGTTTTCTTGCGGTCTGCTGGTTTCACTGGTTCGGGTGGCTTTGGCAGTGGTTTAATGTGTGCAGGTGCAGTTGGTGTTGAACCTGTAAATCCTGGTGCCTCTAAATCTTCGTAACGTATTGTCAGTGACCACATAACCGGATCACTTGTTGAGTAGTCTAATGTATCATGTTGGGCATCAACAATATACGCATTTTTTAATTTATAAACTTTATCTGCGGCGCCAGGAGCACTTAAATTTTTCATTTTAATTTCAACTTCAAATGGTTTAAACTTTGCGGCTTTACTACCATCGGTTGAATCAAATTGTTCTAGCACCCATGCCCAAATCATTTTATCACCAGCATCGTTGGACTGATCATAAAATGTCATAGTGATTGGTTCGAACGTAAGTTTAGTTTGTACTAACGTTTTGTGATTATACGCATTAACAACTTGTGTATCTGCTGTCCAGCGAGGCAACTCACATGTCTTAGCAAGTAAAACAGGTGTAGTATCATAACCATACTCGCCACCTGTAGTTGTAAACTTTACTTCATACGCATACTTAAGGTAAGGATAGCCATCGCCAAGTGGAGTGTCATCAGGGTGTACCTCGACTCCGTTGAGGATTTTCTTAGTTGCGGCATTTTCAAACTTAAAGTAATTCATATCAATAATAAAGGGCGATTTCTCGCCCTTTATTTCTTTCTCCTAATAAGGGCAAACATTTCTGCTTACTCTTACTTATCACTTTATTAAAGTGAGCTTTTATTAACCACCAGTTGATAAGTCGCCGCCGCCTTGAGTGCCTTCTAACTGGCCTTCGTGGTTAGCGTTATCGTACTTGATAGCGATTGTGATGTTTAGAGGATCACTTGTTGAGTAGTTGTTTTCACCGTAGTTTACGTTTTGGATGTAGCAACCTCCCAATGTCCAAGTGTCAAGAGTTTCTTCACTTCCGTCCAAGTTTTCAATAAGCATTTCAAACTTATAACCGCCGCCTGATCTTGCAGAATATTGGTTAGCATGATCTACTTGCTTTTGCAACTGTGAACCAATAGCACGAACTACTTCGTTTGTTACATCATCTTTAACAGTTAGTGTGATCGGATCCCATGAGTGTTTACCTGCCAAGTTAATACGTGAGTTATAAACGTCTACTACAACGTCATCATGTGTTAAACTTGGGCGGCCAACACTTACTACCTGGCTTGTTAATTGCAATGTATCGCCATCACCGAAACCAGTGAGTGTGACACGAAAGCGATAACTTAGCTTAGGCTGTACCAGTGGGCCACCGGCCCCACCTGGTACGTTAAATTTACTTAAATCGACTGCCATTTTTCAGTTCTCCTTGTCGTTATTTAGTGTTATTGGCGATCGCGCCAGTGTTTACAACTCGAACTGGGATGTAGATGAATTCAATTGCCTTAACTGGCTCAATTGCGATATCAATATACAATTCGTTTCTGTCAATTCTTGCTGGTGTGTTATTTGTCTCATCGCAAACTACCAAGAAGTCATATACAGCACGTTTTGATACCATGTCGGCCATAAATCCATTAAACACCTTAATTACGCGGTCACGTGTAATCTTGTCGTTTGGCTCAAATATGAACGGACGAGCAATAATGTCAAACTGCTTACGTAGATATACTAATAAGCGAGCTACGTTAATGCGGTCAAGTGCAGAGTCAAACGGATATAATGTCTTCTGACCCCATGTAAACAAACCTTGTCCTGGGAAATTAACCAATGGGTTAATGTTGTCTTGATACAATGTATCACGTTGTCCTTGGTTCAATGCCAATGGTAAGAACTCGTTTTCAGCGTTTACTAAACCTAAGTTGCTTACGCCACTTAGAACACCACGTGTTAAACCAGCTGGAGCAAACCATGGATAAGCAACTTGGTCGTTGTAAGCATAGCCACGTAGAACTGCATGACTTGCAGGAACTGCAACATCATTGCCGTCTAAGTCTGTAGACAATGCGCTTGGGTAGTAAATTGCGGCATTACCACTGCGTGTTGTTAAACCATCAGCGCCGTTAGTACCAGCTTCTGTACCCATTGCCCATGTGTGAACTGCACTCATTCTGTTTGACAACTTCATTGGAGTGTCACCAATAACGAATACTGTTTCCTTACGGTCAAAGCTTAATGTAATCATTTCGTCCATACATTCGACATAACCAGGTGTTGCCACTAGGTTGAAGTCTAATGTTTCTGCACGTAAATCTTCGTTGTCTGTTAAAGCGGCTTGTAGACGTTTTACAACTACACGGCGTTGAGCTTTTTCAAACATGTATGGAGCACCTGCTTTAAACCCACTGTCAACGTTACCAGATTCTGTTTGCCAGAATTCTTCAGCGGCATTCCACTTCTTAACGTTACCTGAGCTTACTGCGCTGTTCCATAATAGCATACCATCTGGATAGTAAGCTGGGTTTGGAACTTGGTCGTCCATTGGTGTTGCGCCACCTTCGATACCAGTGTTGTCACCAGGTGTTGCTGTTAAGTCAACAAATAAGCAACCTTCTTCTGTTGTTTGGTCTGCGTTATCGCGTGTTACCCAATCAGTGCCATCATAGAACTTGATTACTGGATAATTGGCCATATCGTTTGTGTCAATCCATACATCACCATTGCTTGCGCTACTTGGTTCTGTTGTGTTAACGTGAATGTTTTCTACGGCTGTCCAAATTGGTGTATCGTTAACTGTTGCCTTAACATAAACGTCAACGTTTGTACCAGCATCATACCATAAACGACCATCAACAATAGGACCTGTTGGTGCGGCATCACTTGCGCTTGGATCTAAAGTAATCCAGCTTGCACCGTCCCAACGCTTAATTGTAAAGCGAGCGGCTGTTGGTTCATCAAATTGAATGTATAAACTATTTGTAACTAAAGCAGAACCAAATTCAGCAGTAGCAGTGGCATTATCTTCATAACCAACTAGCATGTCAGCTTTGCTTGGACCAATTTTTTGTACAGTCCAGCTTTCTGTTTTAGAAGCATATTTCTTGATACGTAGGTTTAAACCAGCATTTGGGCTTGTTGTTTTTAACCATACGTTACCAGCTACGCTTGCATTAGGTACTTGGTAGTGAGGAGCAACTGTAACTGTGTTTACTAGGCTAGCAGAAGTAACTTCTCTCCAAGCACCTGCTACTTTTTTGTAGTAGCGTCTTGTTGAGCTAGATGCATCAAGTGCGTAGTCGCCATTGGCGCCAATACCTGTACCTGGAGTACCATCTGTAACTGTAACAGTTTTGGAAACCCACTTGCCGCCAGCAGATTCAAATAAACCAAATTGGCTATCATTTGTATCTAACCAGTATTGGTTGTTGGCTGGAGGGCCAAATGGTGCTTCTGCTTGTGGCTCTAGTTCTTCCATGTTTAAGTCAGCACGTACTAAAATAGCACGGTTGGCAATACCTAGGTAGTAATAAGCGGCAAGCAAGCCGTATTCGTTTAATTCGTGACCATGTACAGGTGTACCGTCAACGATAGTGAACTTTGGTTCACCGTATAGTTGTACCAACTCGCGTTGGCTAGTAACAATTAGGGGTTTTTTAGCAAAAGGTGCTGTAGTATATTGAGCAGATGAACCATCAGGCGCTGTCTTGCCTGATCGTGTTGCTAAAACAATAACTGGTACGGTACCGTTGCCTGCAGATGCGTATGCGCTTTCATCGATTACCGATACGCTTACGCCTGGGGAAACTAACTGAGCCATTATAATATCTCCATTCTTTAAGGGATTCTTGCCCTTCTTCAGAGATATTTAGCTCATACAAGCGTTTCTGGACCTATTTAGCGGAATACTTGCTTTTAAATTTTACTGGACAACGCTGGCTAACTGCTTATACAAGTCGTCAATGCTTCCATTATTGTCAATGATGGCATCAAACTTTGTGCCTACCCAGGCTGTTTCGCTAGCATGGATACCCAAGTGCTTGAGTTTCTCTCTAGCAACTGCATCACCGTTATTGGCTTTCCCAGCCATAATGTGCCAGCTTGGCAACTCTCCACGTTGTACCCAAATTACCTTGCCACCTGCTTCTTTAATGGCTCGAATTTCATTTGGGAAACGGCAATCGCTAATAACAATATTGTCTTTGCTGTTACGCAAACGTGCTTCTAAACTGGCAATCCAAATATCATCGTGAAAGCCTTTACGACAAACTTCTGTGCCCCAATATTGTAGCACCCAACGTGGTGTTAAGTTTGGCATGTCTAACTTTTTAGCCCACCACGGGTCTACTTGTTCGCGCCATTCCCTAGCTTCTTTGGTGCGACCTTCAAGCAATTCTCGGTCCCAAGCAAAGACTGCGGCGACTGCGTCTTTGAGTGTAGCGGCAAATGAATCTCTACGAAACTCGTGGAAATTAACAAGATAATCTGCGGCTGTGTCTTTGCCAGAACCTATAAAACCGCATACACCAATAATTGTAGTCATGCGCTATATTAACATAACCGCAACATTAAAGCAAGAACTTACTTTTCGTATTTTACCATAAAGTCTTTACAGGCCCTAAACATCTGCGGGACTAGGTTCTTTTCTTTTTCGATCAGCTGTTTTAGGTCAGCAAACTCTTCTTCGTAGTTGACTGCTTTGAGTGCGTTTAAAACCAACTCAACGCAACTGACATGGGTGTCGTCAGACAGGTCAAACAGGTCATCGTATGGCTTACCTTTTTGTTTTAGCAATGCATCAATGATTCGAGTCCACTCTGCGTTATCAATGTTGTTTGGTGTTAGTAGGCAAACTGTGTCGCATTTGAATACTTGATCAAATGTGGAATAGTGTACACCAACTCCTGTTGCTTCTACAAACTTAAAGCTGGCAGTATCTGTTGGGTCAGTTATGTTATCACAGTTCATTAAGGCATGAGTGTAATTTGCCCATACTCCGGTTTTGACCCATGACAAAAATGATACTACAATACTGCTAAGGTAATGTTTTTCACCTGTTAGAATAATGTAATATCCATTGGCCAGCAATCTAGCAAGCTCATCTCTATCAGAGACCGTGATATATGTTTTCTTGCTCCAAGAAATTTTTCCCGGAATCATTGCAATCCAATGATATATTTTATAAAGTAATGTGGAGTACTTGGACATTATCCAAAAATAAACCCTAGCGGTGTGCCGCCATCTTCGTACTTTAACAATGCTTCTTCTAGCTTGTCTTTTTCTGCTTGACCTTGTTGAATCAAGTCGTTACCGTTTAACTGTACGCCACCTTGAGGGCCAGCTAAACTAGCAAACTTACTACGTGCTTGTCCTAAACTCATTTTAGCCACGGCAAGAGCATAGTCCTTTAAC